TTCAAGGTCTACAAAATAACAAGGGGTATTATCAAAATCTGCTAATAATTCATTTGTTTTATCAATAAACTTTTGTAAATTTTCACCTGAAATACCAATGCCAAATGCGCTGGCATGACCTTCGGCATACATTACTAAACCTGTATCATTACAGAATTGACGCAGGTTTTCAAGTCTTGATTTACTATAATTTCTACCAGAACCCTCATAAGTCTCATTACCATCTTCATCAATAATATGGCGTAATACTAAAGTTGGTCGTGCATACTTTGATGCAAGTTGATTCGCAATCAATCCCGCAAGATTTTTATCTACTTCTTCTTGCTCTGTTGGAACTACTAAAATTTTATTTTCAAGTAATCCTAATTCAGCAATTATATTTTCAATATTTTCTAAACTTGTATCTTGATTACGCTTTTGTCTACTCTTGACATTAAAACAAGTGCGTCCTGCCTATTCTATGCGCTTTTCAAATGTTCCTTTGAAACCTCTTTTGGTAGATGGTATCATATCATCAGCACGCCACTCTAACATTGCTTCAAAAATTAGATATTTTTCATCTAATGAGCCAGAGCGTGTCATAGCATTGATATAGGGAACAACATAAAATGCGATACCAAATGGTGTCATATTATTATCAAGTTTATAATGCTAACGAGTTACCATTTCTTGAAAGAATGGATTTCTAATTCTTTGAAGGCCATCTTTTGTTAGATAATGAGTTTCAAAATCTTTCATATCCATCATATCGCCAATAAGTGCTAATGCTGCTAAATCTTCATAGTCAATAGCATAATTAGTACCCATCAATTTATCAATGTAGCAGCAGAACTTATACACAACTGCACCGCCACATAATGATTTGGTAGGATAATCGCAAAGTTGGTTATTTATAATACAAGCATATTCACTTATTTTTTCTGCTTCATGGTGATCAAGAACTAAAACATCAATACCATGTTCTTTAAGAGTTTGATGTTGCTCATAGTCATTACTTGCGCTATCTGGACAAATAACTAATCTAATATTTTTTCTAATAAGATCAGATATATCAATGTCGCTCAATCCATGTTGCTTGCCAGCATGCATGAAATATTCAACTTGATTTTGAATCCATGATGGAAAATGTCTATTTAAATAATTCAAAAAGATTGCTGATGAGCAATAACCATCGCAATCGCTATCAACTATAATAAATGCTTTATCATTCGCATTGATATGCTTGATAAGCATTGCAACACCCTCACGCATATTCATTAAAAGCATTGGGTCAAGCACATCATTTTCATCAACACTTAAATAATGTAAAATCTATTCTCTACTGGTAAATCCTCTATTTAGCAAAACCTATTCAAGTAATGTAGTATTTGGTTGTCTTTCTGCTATAAGTTTATATTCCAATTATTTTCTCACTTCATTTCTATACTATTTTTTTATATTATATCATAAATTTTCGGTTTTGTAAAGAAAAAACGCGTTCTTCCAAAATTTGGAAAAACGCGGTTTATTACCAATTGCCCCAACTATAATAACTATAAGCTTGATATGGAGGTAAAGTTATAGTTGGCATAATTATTTTATCAATATCCTCATCATTTATATTTCTATCAATATAAGCTATATTACATCTTTTCCCTAATCCATTATTAACACGAGTTACAATCCAATTATCTCCGTTGTCAAAATCAGCAAAGATTTGATTCCCATTGATTTTTGCTTTTTTACAGCTAATACCACTGTGACTATAATCTTCAATAAGTTTCTTAAACTATTCAACTCCAGTTTTTAATTCCTTGCAATAAATTATTCCTTTCACAATTTTATTCTCTCTTTCCATAGTTGTAAAAATATATCAGGACCACAATCAATAGGACTATCTTTATATTCTGTTATCATTTTTTTATCAAAGATAATACTTATATCTACATAATTTTTATATCTTTCATTTATTTTAGTCAAATTATTAGTAAGATGTTTGAATTCATCATCACCAATCATTTGAAACTGTCTATCAAATGCAATAATAATTTCTTTTACATCACAATCTAATAGAAGTTGTATCTGATACGCTGATATATTTGACCCACAACATGCCACACTAATATCATTATCTATCCCAAAAAAAGATTGATATAATAAACTACTTTTTTCACCTTCAAAAATAATTGCTTTACCTGTTTGTTTTATATTTTCTTTACTATTATCTATATTATATAAATTCATTCCAAGAGGATGATTATATAAAAATGGTTTCCCTTTTTGATAAGTTATAAGTGGTCTATATTTTCCATACATTTCTACATCATCATCGGCTAATGCGCGACCACGCAAACCAACGAATCTACCATTGATATCAAAATGTGGAATAGTGATTTGTGCCATTGGAGGATAAAATCCTATTAAATTATAATCTATAACTTCTTGAGTTATACCTTCTCGCAACCATGGCATAATTTTGACATTATAACTCAATCTATCTAAAATTGTATCATCATATTCTTTCAATTCAACATGATAATCTTTTATTTCTAATCCTTGAACTCTATCATAAGCATTGAATGTTTTCCAATCTATAAGGCTATCATCTTCAAGTTGCGCTTCACCAGCCAATCCGAATCGAATGGCTATATATCGAACTGCATCATTGAGATCATATTCTTTTCCCCATTGAATCTTCGCAACTTTGACAAGAAGTTCAAAAATATCAAAACTGCCGCAGCCAGTATAACACTGAAATAAATCAGTATTACTATAATAATAAAGTTTACGACTTCCTTCACCAGGGGGGTTATGACATATTGTTGAAGATAAAATACCAAAGTCTGTATATTCTGGTAATCCTCCCCATTCTTCAAGAAGTCCATATATTTGTTCTATATTTAATTTTTTACGAACTTCATGTTTATTATATGTTTTCATAACCCCTCCAAGGTGTTAAATAGTAATAACTCTTACACAATTTCCTTTCACACCAAATTCGGTGTTTACTACTTGACATAGAAATTTTTGAGGTGGCATATTTTGGTCTGCTCCTTTTCGAGTAGCAAGAATTTGCTTTGCCATCTCTTTACTCATTTCATATTCAATATCTCCCTCAAAAGGTTTTGCCCATACACTCTTACTCTCTGGATCTTTTACTGTTTTAGCCATTTTTACTCTCCTTAATCATATCTTACTAAATCCCAATCTGTTTCATGCTTTGGTTCTGGAATTTCATTAGTTGTATGCATATTAATCTCCCTCAAAAGCACTTGGCTCTGTAGTCATAATTTTCAAATTATCAATTTGAACTATTTCATAAGTATATGTTGTTGCAAACATAGGTTGCACTCGGCAAGTTCCTAAATCTGCTTTACACCATAAATAAATACCTTTATATCTGCCTCGACGATTCTTATATATTGATAATTTCAATACGGGTTTATCAAACGCATTATTCGTCAAAATTTGGCTCAAATTATCAACATCATCTTGCGAAGCAGGAAGAAGAACCATACCAACATCAATTTTATCTGCAATACTCTTTGCGCCACGAAGTAAGTTCTGATCTGGCGTCTCACTTGTTTGATAATCTGCATTCAACTGAGTCGCTGACATAATGAAGATACCATATTTATTACAAATATCTTTCAAACGAATAGACAACATAAACAAAATACTATCTTCACGTAGTTTTACACCGCCTGACCGTCTGGAAATCTCTTCCAAAATTTTCAAACTTGTGTGAATATAATCATGAAATACATATTTTACATCATGGTCACGAATATTTTTCTTTATCTTATTCTCGACGTCTTGAAGTGAAAAGTCTGGCAATACTTCAATATATAATGGACTATCATGTAAAATCTTTGCTGCATCAAAAACTCTCTGCCGTTCGTCACCAACATATTTACCATTCAAAATATGTTCCTCATTCACATTAGACAAAAATGCCAGCATCATAGTTTGAACTTCGCCTTTTTCTTGCTCTGTTGTAATATATAATGTAGGTTCGCATGTGCCATTCTTAATCCAACCAAACACATCATCATAAATACGATTACAAGCAATATAACAAGCATCTGCAATCATTCCACGAGTTTTACCAACACCAGTAGGAGCAGAACGCAGATAAAACTTTTTTAATCTTGCGCCACGCGTTACTGTATTGATAAGTGGCCCATATAATGGAACTCCTACTTCTGGACTTTTTTCCAAATCCAAAATCAAACTTTCAATTCCATCACCTGCTTGAATTGCTTCGCCCCATT